AGACTTCAAAGATTCTTAAGTCAGAATTGCTATTCCAAGCGTCACGGAAGTCTTGAAGATTGTTGGGGCCAACCGCTTGCACAGCAGCACGAACTGCCTTGGCTTCCATTTCCGTTTTAATAATTTCCCCGTTTAACCGGCGAGCAATAGAAATCAAGACATCTGGCGGGTAGGTCTCATCACCAGTTGCAGCTCTCGTCATCTGTTGACCGCCAACCGTATTTTCAACTGAGCCACCTTGAGACTTCATAATTGCTAACTGAGCTTGAGCCAAGCTCTTGCTAAGTTCTTTGTATTTGTCCTCACCAAAAAACTCTCTTAAAGCCCGTTCAATGTCTTGAGGTTTGCCCGCCTTAAACCTAGCTTGAGAAGCTAAATCGTCCGCAATCCTAATGACCTCACCTACGTTTCGGCTAGCTCTTTGAACTTCGCCTTCGGCATTGACAATAGAGTTTAGGTAATTCGTACCCTGCTGGATTGCAGCTTCCTCGCCAATCGCAAACGGGCGAACATCTCCGGGGGCTCTAGGTTGGAATCGAACTGGATAGCCTACGTTGACGTTTGTTGGCCTTGCCATGTCCGCGCCAGTAACCCCTTGTTGAGGTATAGGTTGTGTCGTTACAGGTGCGCCTGATGGTACGGGTGCGCCAGACGGTACGGCTTGCACAGGAGCCATTTCTGATGGAAGTAAACCCGGAGTTTGAGCTGGAGTTGGAGTTTGAACTGGTGCTTGACCCATAGGAACAACGCGACCCTTGCCCGGAATAAATAACCCCGGCTGACCGCCTGACGTTGTAGGTTGAGGCGTTTGCAAATTTTGTTGACCACTAGCTCCAATAGCAGTTTGGATTACGTTAGTAATATATTGTGGCAACGCTTGGGCATTGTGCGCCGCAGTAGCCATTCCCGGTGCTGCAAGAGCCTCAACGTAGCTTTCTGGAACTCCCATTGACCGAGCCTTTTTCTTAACCTCTATCATTAAGTCAACGGTCTTTTTAGGGTCGTTAGATTCAATTCTTGAATCGTTAGCAAATCCACCTAAAACCTGAAAGAACGTGTTTGCGTAACCTTTGGCTTGATCTGTTTGCGCGGTTTGCGTTTTAATTCTTTCTTGCTCAACAAGCAACGGCAACACTTCTCGCTCGCGCTGATACATCTGAGCGCCACGGGCAATACCTAGCATATCCGACAAGCTCATGGTTGCCGGTGGTTTTACGCCTAGCGCAATCTCTGGTTTGATTCCAAAATCTGCCATGATTTTCCTTTTTTAAGTCGGTGATCTTGGAAGAATTCCCGTACCGCCTTCCATATAATCTAATCGCGGCGCTCCAGATCCAGCTAAAGAGTAATTTGCTGTGGTTGATGGAGTTGGTTTTAATAACTGGTTTAGATAGAACGCGTTTCCAATGTTTTGTGCTGCCCCACCATACGCATTAGCCGCGCCTACTTGACCCGCACCTATCGCTTGAGCCCCACCAACGGCTAACTGACCTTGATTTTGAGCAGAAGATTGTCCTAACGCAACGCCCGTATTAACTGATCCTTGACCTATGCCAGCTATATTGGCAAGAATGTTATATATGTCTTTGCGCTCACCTTGAGCCCTTCCAAAAGCGTTTCCAAACTCAGTAGATGCTAATCCTTGACCAAATTCATTTAATGACCGCAAAGTGTTTCCAGATATTGCTCCACCGCCTACGTTTCCTAACCGTTCTGTGGCTTGGGTTCCGTACTTCATACGGAACTCCATAGACGGATCTAGGTACTCTTTAATCTTTTGAGGGGTCAACTGACCCGTTAAATAACCTGTTCCTGTTTGAAACCCAGTAATGTTTCCCTGTTCGTCATAAATTGGTTGCCGACCTTCCATACCACCGCCAATTTGACTCAATGCGCCGTAACCCAATCCGCGATAAGGGCCAAGATCAGCACGACCTAAGTCATACATTTCCTTTTGAATATCGGCTGCATATCTTGTTCCAGCGGCAGTTGTATCGGCTGCGCTTTTAGCGGCCCTTGCTCCCATAGCTCCGCTAACAAGAGATGCCCCAGCAACAGCAGTTAATCCCCAAGTCATTTTTGTTCCCCTTTTAACTGTTTGAGAACGTCAGTCGAATCTATCATTCCTATTTCCCCGTAAGTTGGAGCTATAACCTCATCCTCAATTTTATCCAAGTCTTGCTCACCTGAATACTGCGTTAAGTGAACCGTAGTCCAGATTGTGTCCTCCTCGGCATAAACCGCACGTTTTAACCCTGTTTCAGAGATAAACGTACATGGCGCTTCAAAGTATTTCTTTCCAAACTCGGTTGCTACGCTAACCTTGCCTTGCAAGATAAAGTTCAAGTGCTGATGCCGATGGATCTTCCCAATTATCAAAGTACCCTTGGGAATGAACATCTGTCTGGCGTAGGTGCAACAACCGTACTTTTCATCTTTGGGCGCAAAGTAATGGGTTACAACGCAGTCTGGTAATGTGTCTTGTGTTTCGCCGCTTTCAATCATTTTCTGTAACCCGTTTTGAACGGTCAGAATCTGCTCCCGAAAGACCACCTTTTCAATCGCATTTTGTGGGTTTGCTAGGTCATACGTCATAGTATGGAACCTTTTTAGATTCACCGTTTACCGTGATATTGATAAACCCTCGTGGGTTTGCCGGTAGGGTTGCAGAGCCAGCCGTAGCCGTAGAACTACTGGAAAAGTTGAGCAAGTTTAAAAAGAATAGCTGCCACGCCGGGGTCGGTCTTCCCGCATCGTTGACCAGTTGGGAGGTTGGTATTACCTGATTCTGGGGTAGTTGGGCCATCAGTTATCCCCTGCTTCCGCTTTCAGGTTCGCAGACACGATGACCGCCTTGATTGGGTCGGTGATCACCACCTCAAATATTCTGTCCCGCGCAAACCCCAACCGCCTCCACATGGCCCGCGTGAAGTATTCGCCCTGCTTGCCTATGGTCACCCAATTCTCGTTAGACCAAGTAAAGCCGCCGTTATCCGACCAGCGGAGCATCGCCTGTGGGTCTTGACCCTGACCAACCGGTAACCCCACTCCGGGCTGGAACTGGATCTGAAGTTCCGCAAAATACTGTCTTTGCAAGTCCGTAGTTATGTGGGGACACCTTCTAAGACGGCGTATTAACTGACCGTCATCGGTGTATTGTGATAGAGACAGTCTATAGAGTTTGCCGTTTTCATAGTCACCAAGCAATACTTGCTGGTTAAAAAATGCACAGCAGTTACCCCGATGACGCTCGTACTCGTTTTGGTTATTGGTGTAAAGCCACTTATGCCAAAGCCCCGTGGTGATGTCATAGGCCCAAGTCAGGCCGTTAGTCCCAATTGAGGGGAACGTCACAACGTAGGTCTCGTGACCCTCTAGCTGGTACGTCCACGCAATTGCGTCAGATACGTCTTGACCTACCAAAGTAGTTTCAACCGCGTGGGTCGAGATCCTCTGGGGGATGTAGCCGTTCATCTGGACGATGGTGGACTCACCCCGGTTGTTCTTGGATACATAGGCAAAGGAGTTACCCACCCGCGCACAGGAGTAGGCCGCAGCGATACCCTGCTGGGTTGATGATCCTTGAATCCTCTGAAAGGGAAAGGGGACGGAACCAACGTCTAGCCAAGCCTCGGATGACATCTCGCCCAAGAGGTAGACCTCCCGGCGGTCAACGATGATAGCCACTAGGTCATCTGGTGAGCCATCCTTAGACGCAAACGACAGGGGGTCAGTAATTGGCGATAAGAGGTCGGACGCAGCCCAGAGCTGGCTCTGAGGCTTATTGTAAACAAAGTAGTTATCAGAAATATCTACCGTCCCGCCGCCCTCAAAGGCTCCGTCTGTAGAGGGTAGAACCGTCCAGTTAAGCGCGTATATCGTGGTGCTAGAGACCGTCTGGGAGGCGCTGACGGTGTACGTTCCCGCACCCCCGGAGCCCGTCCCAAAGGCCGTGATAATAGTTCCATCGGTCACCCCTGTGCCTTCAATCGTCTGGCCTATTTTCAGAGTGCCGCTGGTCACCGCGCTAACGGTCAAAGTCGTGCCAGAGATAGCTCCGGTCACAATAGCGGGTGATGCGACAGAGTTGATTGCGGTGCTTGCAACGGTTTGGGAGTCGCTAACCGTATAGGTTCCAACGCCTCCTGATCCAGTTCCTAGTGCCGTAATCACGGAATTTTGAGCTACGCCCTGACCAAAAATGGCCTGTCCAACCGCAATGGTTCCGCTTTGGACTGAGGTCACCGTCAGGGTGGTAGTGCTTATTGATCCGGTAAAGATAGCTGATGACGGGGCGCTGATGAACCATGTGTAGCGGTAGGAATCGTCCACTATGTAGACGTTCACCCCGTTATCCACAATGCCTACCTGACCCGTGGCGGTGTTCATCTGACCAATCATTACTGGGGTTAAGTCTGATTCTAAGACGTACACAAAGTCACCGCAGACCGCGACTACCTGTTGTCCCCCAGACAGGGTTCTAAGACCCCGGACTTCTTCCTGATTAGGAAAAATAGCCACGGTCTCTAAGCCGGGGGTCGGGTAGAGCGCAACAATACCGCGCTCGCCTTGAGCCTTGGTTGGGTCTATCTCAGGGTAGAAGTTGATGCACTCCTGAGCGTCTTGAGTGATTGAGGGAGCCTCGTAAGCCGCGCCTACGAATCCAAAGTCAGGCATTACTGAAAGCCCCCGGTCAGAATCCAACCAGCGTCCGCACGCTTACCAACCACTAGAACGTCATCGTACCTAGCGGACTGCATGGGCTTCATGTTCGTGCGTTTGATCGTGGCCTTGGCATGAGACGCAAGCCCGTTGATCATGGCTACCTGTTGCGGGTTGGACTTGCCGTACATGGGCATGAGTCTTTCCGCAAGACACCAGCGCAAGCACATGATGTAGCCCTGCGGGATCACAATTGTGTCGTTGATGCTATTGAAACGCTGGAATATGGTGTCGCAGAATATGTGCATCTCGCCCTGTGACGGGTTGGGCCAGAAGTAAAACGTACCCATAACCTCTGAGGGCTGGTAGTAGACCGCCTTGGGCCACGGGCCGTTCTGGGTTTTAAGCCCAATCAGCTCGTAGTTTTCAAGGTTCAAAATAGCTACGGGGTAGTCTAAGCCGCCGTTAACAATCGGCTGACCGTTAGAATTAGTGTTCACTCGCACAAAGGCTGAGTTAACCGACAGGGGGCGCTCGTAGTAAGCGGTTATTGTGGTCGAGGCTACGGTCTGGGTGTTGTTAACCGTGTACGTCCCGGCGTAGTTTACGTTCCCGCCAGCTCCGGTTCCAAAGCCTGTAATCTTGGTTCCAGCCGTAATTCCTGATCCTGTTATCACCATCCCAAGCGCAATCCCGCCCTCGGTAATGTTAGTGACCGTTAGGGTATTCCCTGATATTGAGCCGGTAAAGGTGGAGTTGACCTGACCCGTTGGGCCAACCGTGTACTGGGTCTGTCCCGCAGTCAGGGTGAAGATGATCTCGGTCTTGTAGTAGACCATCATCTGCTCGTTTGACCATTGGTCGATCATGTCGTTCAACATATCGAAAGCGTCTTGGGCTTCCGCAGGGGCCGGGGTCTCGCCAGCGGCAAGTGCCCCGATGTCCTTCATGGCTCGGGAAATGATGTCAATCGGCTGGGTCATAACTTCACCTTAAATGTTTCCACCTTCCAAGGTGGGTCGCTACTCTCGGTATTGTCTAATGCCTCAAGTTGTTCGGCAAGTCTATCCTTGATTAGATGGCGTTCACCCTCTTTAGCATCCATATCAACCCAATGGGACACCTGATGCTCGGACAGGTTGTCAGAAATCTGATAGGGATTGCGGAACTTCCAGTACCCCTCGGTAGCTACAGTCTTGCCGTTATTGGAAGCCTCGCAAAAGTATTTAACTTGGCAGACTAAGCCGCCATCGACCCGCAGCTCAGTAATTTTCCAATTAAAGGCAATCGCGCTCATTTTGTGGGCCAGTTCTGTGCGTTAAGTACAGCCATCAGAGCCTCTACACTAGCCGCGCCTGTGATTGCAGCCTCTAGCCGGTCGCACTCGGCAACGATAGCCGCACGATTGGCTACCACCGAAGCAGGGATATCCACGTTGCGCTCTGCCTTGCGGATCACCGTCCAATCGGTCTGGGCCAGCATTGAGCCAGCGGTCTGCTTGGTCTGGGAGATAAATTGGCTCTTAAGACCCTTGGTGACTAGCTGCTCGTCTGAGTCAACCATTGCTGGCTTACCGTCAACAGTACCCAAGACCTGAACGTACATTGGGCTGCCGTCAGGGTTGGTCTCCAGCTTGTCCTCAATCGCCTTGGGGGTCGCATTGAACGTAGCCTCAACGGTCTGGTTGGTCTCGTTGACACGGTAGTTTGGGCCGTCTACCCAGTAGAACCGCTGGTCTTGTTGCTGACCGTAGATGATCTCGTATACGCCCACGGCCTTACGCTCTGCCTCTGTAGCGTTGCGGATAAACCTTGCGGAGTATTGCTTCTCTCCAATGGTAAAGCCCACATCTGGCTGGATGAGTTGAACGATGTTACCGTTTTGTACTATTGCAAACATAATAACTACTCCTTAAAAAGTTATCGGGCTAAAGCATTTTTGAATGGGTTTTCGGCAAAGGCTGCGTACACATACGTTGTTCCACTACCGTTCATTGCTGAACTTACCGCAACACGGATTTTGAAACCGTTGGATAAGAAGTCAACTAACTGGCCTGTTTGTTCGGCAGTTGATGCGTTTGCTACAAGGTAATTAGTAGAGACATTGTATGGGCTTCTTGCAGTATCTTCCATGACCCAATCGCCAGTAGAGCTTGATGCCTTAATCATTACAAATTCCGGACGAAAGCCTGTGTAGATAAATGGGCCGTCTGTGCTGCCGTTACCTGTGTACGATCCAAACGCAGAATAGCCAGAGATGGCGGCAAAGCTGTAGGCTACCATCGTAGATCCTGCGTCACATTGAACACCAACCCCAATGCCAAAGACTGATGAGGTAGGCGCAGCAGAACCCCAAACATTAGTTGCTGTTGCCTGTGCGTTTGTAAGGTCTAGATATAACCTGTAAGTGCTATTGCTTGCCCCACCCGTAAGACCAATGTGCCAAACGGGCCATGATGCGGTAGCGGTATTTCTTTGCTTTACAATAATCATGGATGGAGCAACACCAAGCCCATGACCAACGGTTATGTTTTGGTTAGAACCGGGGTTTGTCCAAGTTGCAATCGAGAAGCCAGATGTAGTGTTTACGCTTACGGTTGAGGTTACGCTGCCCGCAGTATTAGAGGAGCCAGCACCGTTTGCTTTCCAGTTCCATGCTACATAAGTAGCGCCGCTATTGTTTAACGTTGTTGTGGTTCCCAATGAAAAACCATCTGAATTAAAAGCGGTTAAAGTTTGTGAAGCAGTTGCTTCTGCGTCTGTGCTATTAGTAATTAAAAATTTTGTAGTTCCTCTAATTGCATCAAACACTAAATTATTGGTTGCTGCGCTTCTACTTTTTCCCCACACTAAGTCGGGCTGGAACCCCACGCCTGTTACGCTAAGGCTAGAACCTGTGCCTGTGTAGAGAACGGTGTTGAAGTAATCCCCGCCCTTCAAAATAGTCGATGCTGGCAAGTTAGTCGTGCATAGCGACAGGAACCCGGATGGCGGCGTATAGGCGAATGGGCGTTGACCTGCGTTTAAAGTAAATGTGTAAGACGATCCGTTGGCTCCGTCACCAACACCCGGGGTGTAATTGCCAGAAATGCTGGAATATGCAGTACCCTGACTCACGCCGTTCTTATAAAAAGTGATAGTTCCGCCATCCAAATCCAGCGCCACTCCAATGACATCACCCGCTGCATAAGTAGCACCATAAGCGGTTCCAGCACCTCCGCCGTTAAAAACATTAGAACCTGAATCTTTATATCCGTTGCTTTGTCTGTAGCAAATTCCAGTATGTAAATTTGCACCTAAAGGGCTATTTAAATTAACAACACCAATGTTTGCATAAATATCAGAAGCAGTAGTTAAAGTTACTTCCCAATACCACTTACCAGATGAAACTGCAATTGTTCCAATAGAAGCAAGGCCGTATGTTGTTCCACCATCTGTACTTACAAGATTTCCATCGCTTCTAGTTACAGTACCATTTACTACTGTACTGGGCGCAATAGAGTTAAACGTACAGTAATTCCCACGCACTACCCCACCAACATCGCCTGTGGTGTTAAACGCTATCCACGGAGTAGGCACATCGGTCAAGGAGTCGTTGGCTGATCCATCGGCAATAAATGCCCCGCTAGATGCGCTAATGGTCAAACTAGGCGCACCATTGGGATACCCATAATATGCAGTAACCGCATTGTTTGCACCGAACGCAATTGAAATAACATCCCCGCTAACAACAGAAATTCCTGTCTGTGTC